CCTGTGGCTGTACGCGTTTGCCAGGTGGCCGCGAGGCCACCCGGCAAGGGCATAGTGCGCCCTCATCTCACTCGGGGAATAGCCGCGATCCTCCACGTCTGGAGTGTACGCCTGCTTGTCTACGTTGACAAGGGCTGTTCGACAAACAGCGACCCAACCCGGTGCATGTGGGCCAGCGGTCCGATGCCATCGACCGCTTCGATCTGACCGGCGAGCAAGACCCAGGTGTCGGTCTCGTGATCGTCGGTCGCCCCCCACTCTGGAAGGGGCGGGATGTCGTCGACGTCCTTGTACGAGCCATCGGGCTGCTCGTCATCGGCGTAGGTCTTGCGAAACTCAGTGGCGTCATCGAGCGAGTCGAAGGTGTAGCCCACGATCTCGGTGCCGCCGCTGATGTGCAGCCAGGCGTGCGTCATCGTCAGTCCTCGAACAGCTCTGTCGGAACGAACTCACTCAGCAGGTCGGCCATCGCATCGACCGCTGGCCCCATGTGCGAGGCCCACCAGTGATCCCCGATTCGGTACTCCAACTCCTCATGCTTGCTCTGGTCGAGGGCGGCGAGCGCGTCGACCATTACCTGCGCGGTCAGGTCATAGTGCGCGGCTACCAGGTCGATCACCGCATCCGTCACCGGCCCGAACCCGTACGGGCTGACGTAGTTGTCGCTCATCAGTCGCCCGTGTCGGTTCCGGGTGGCTGGGCGGCGTACCAATCACCGGGCGTCAACTCTCGGGGTGCCTCACGACTGGCCTCCGGGGCGATCGTCGTCACCCCGTACAGGGAGATGATCTCGCCGCTCTGGATTTCGGCGAAAGCGTCAAGCTCCTGGGCGGAACTCTCGATCAACGCATCGAGCGCGTCATCGTCGTTAGCCGTAATGGCGAACGTCACCAGCTTGGTGCTACTCACGTCCGACCTGTGGGTGCTGGCCCTCGCTGACGGTGCAGGCCACGGAACCGATCGGACCGCCACGCAGGCCCACGAGTGCGGCGGCGGGGTTCTTGGGCAGCCCGCCTTGCACGGCGACATGCCACCGCTTCCCGTCCGGATCACGGCTGATCCGGATCGGCGTGAAGCTGGCGGCGAGGTCGAAGGCGTACCTCTGTGCGTCCTTCTTGTCGAGCACCGCCACGCAGGTCCAGGTGTCGGGGAAGATCCCGAGCTCCTCGTACTGCTGTTCGACCGTCTTGGTTGCGGTCATGCGTTCCTCCTCTGGATGCTGGCGCGACGAACCTGCGGATAGGTCGCATCGGCCTCGTCGATCGTGGGTCGCTGCTCCGGCTTTATCGTCCGGAGCTCAGCGAAGATCTCTCGGATGTCGTCGAGCTCGGCCTGCTCGACGGGTATCTCCTCGCCCGCCTCTGACGCCGCAACCTGGGCGTCAGTCGGGTCGATGATGAGGCTCATGTCGCCGTAGTCGACGAACATCTCGCCGTCGAGGATCACGCCATCCCCCGTGTCGCTGGTGATGCGGGCGAGCACGCCCTTGTAGATGGCCTTCATTCGACCTCCGATGTGTCGTGGATCATGGCGAGGATCGAGCGCAGGCTCTCCTCGGTCTCGGCTCGCATCTCGACCAGCTCGCGGATGCGGTTGATCTTCTTGGCGAGCGGCTCGAACCGCTTCTCCTCGTCCGTCGCGGGCGGTGGTTCGAGGCTGAGCGGCTCCAGCGTGCGTGGGTCGACCCCGCCGCGCCCGTGGTAGAGCGGGCTCTCGTACAGGTTGCCGCCATTGGGCTGGAACAACTCGCCATCGAGGATCTGCCTGACGTGGTAGCTGCGGTAGACCGACCCATCAGCTCGTCGCTGTGGAAGGTCGTAGTCGCGCCAGTTGCCGACCAGCGCGATCGGCTTGAGGGCGACTCCACCGATGGCATCCAGCTTGTGCCACTTCTGCGAGGATGCGGCGACGACCTCGCAGCGCACGAACTGGCCGAAGCCGTTGTCGTAGTGGACGACCCGCCCTGGCTTGAGCGTCAGGTAGACCGCATTGCTCTCGTCGATCGACTCCCGCCAACTCCGATCCCAGTCGACCATGCCCTGCACGTCCTGAAGTGTCAGGCCGCGCAGCAGCGATGCCTCGACCATATAGCCGTCGCCCAGGTCCAGGTGCATGAGCCGCAGCGGTCGCTCGCTGACGACCATGTACGAGGCGTAGCCATCGGCTCGTTGCCAGCGCACGACCTCGCCCACGATCTTGCCCGGTGTGACCTTGCGTGCCCATGCGGCGAGGTCCGCGATGTACGCCTCTTCGATTGCCCGCCAGTCGTCGCCACGCGAGAGGTTGACCTCTGGCGCCTCGATCGGTGGGCGGACTAGGGTTGCTCCCATCACTTGCCCTTCGCCCGGTTCCGGGCCTCAGTCCGCTTGGCGCGTGAGCGCCCCTTGCGAGGATGCTTCGGCTTGCCCTGCTCGTTGGGCTTCTTCTTCGGCTTCTCGTCGCTGGTCATGGCTCTCCCTTGTGTGTGTACGCGATTGCCAACTCGACCCGACGCTGCCCGCCACGGGGCAGACTTACCCCTGTTCTGAGAACTCGGCGTAGTTGCGGTCGAAGTCGAGCAGCACCTCGCCGCAGTCCTCACACTCGATGGCGACGTTGGCATCCACGCCGTAGGTCACGACCTCGACGTGGTGGCCGACGTGCTCTTCGAGCTCCTCGAACGAGTTGACGCTCATCCCTCCTACCACGGGTACTCGTCGTTCAGCTCCCACGCATCAGCGAGCACCGGCCCGTACAGATCCGAGCCACGCCAACTGTTGTCGCCGAAGGCGATCACGCCATCCGCGGCTAGCTTGAGGTCGAGCACGCCCGTCCGGTCGATGAACTCGTGGCGCGTGTTGCCGAAGCTCATGGCGAGGAAGTGGCTGATGCCTTCATCGTCTGCCACGTCGAACAGGCTGACGACGAATGGCTCGCCGCCCACTCCGTTGCGGTGGTGCGCCTGCGACAGCACGCGCACTGTCTGAGGATCACCACGCGCGTCGATGTCACGCTCGAGGATCATGTGACCACCTCGTAGTTGCTGTTGCGCCACCAGGGGATGCGATGCGCTGGTCCCCAGGTGATCGTCTCGCCCGCCTCGCTCACGGGGAAGAAGCGGTTGCGTCGCAGGTCGGTGATCTCCCAGACCTTGTAGACGCTGTTGATGTAGGGGATGCGGATGCGAGTGCCCTTCCGCACCTGCCCTCGCTTGGCGAGCTCGGCACGGCACTCGGCCCGCCACTTGTCTGCCCAAGCACGGGCACCAGTCGGTGAGCCCGCTGGCCCTTCCCAGCCTTCGGCCTCGGTGTAGCGCACCGGCCCGTAGAGCTGGTCGGTCGGGCTGAGCAGGTCGAGGATGCGAGCGGGGCAGCGGTATTCACCTGGCCCCATGCTCTCGTCCATGTCCTTGTAGCCGAAGTTGTACTCGTCCCTCGGCACCCACTTGGTCAGGATCACGGCCGCGGACACGAGCCCATCAGGCTGGCGGACGGCAGCGTAGAACGTGCTGCTCACCGTGGCGCCATCGAGGATCGTGTAGCCGTTGCCGAAGGTGTGCTGGAAGAACTCGACGTTCGACTCGCCCTTATCGCGGTGTGAGAAGGTCCAGCCCATCAGTCCTCCATCAGACGACTGATCTCCGCTGGCGTGTAGCCAGCCTCGATCAGGTCCGACTCGTCGGCGACCTCGAGGAACAGCCGCTCCCCGACGTGCTCGATGAACGCTTCCTCGCTGGCCGTGCGGACAGCGGGGTCCTTCGCCAGGATCTCGTCGTAGAGGCTCACGACCTCCGCGTCGACGAGCGTGGTGACGTGGATCATCCGGGGCCGTACTCGACCGGCTCAATCCTGAGCCGGACATCGAGCAGTCGATCGAGATCCTGCCGCTGCTCTTCGGTGAGGCTGGACATGGACTCGATGGCGAAGCTGAGTGCGGCTGCTCGTGAGTAGCCGAGTTTCAGCTCAGCCTTGTTGCCCACCATCAGCCCATGAGCCAAGACGGCAATGCTCATCAGCCGCCGCCCCTTGTTGGCGATCAGGATGTCGTCGATGATGCTCATCGACCCCACCTCCATGTGAACGGAGCACCGAGCCCGTAGCGCGGGCACTCGTGCGGGCCAGCGTGGCCCGCCTCGCGGTCGCAGCGGCGACCCGGCCGGATCACGAGGACGCCTCGTCCTCGGAAGTACGCTCGGCAGCGCATCAGCGGACCGAGCCCGCCAGCATGCCGAGGATCTGGTCGCCGACCTCGTCGATGGCTCGCGGGTAGCCGAACAGCGACCCGGGAGGGTATGACCAGACGACATGGCCCGCGGGGTTCATGCCGGTCCTCTGGTCCGCGAGGTTCCACCAGTCCTGCGGGAGCGCGGTGTCGAAGGTCGTGCCTTCGAGCCCGCGTGCCGCGATCTTGTCCTCGAACCGAACGGTGAGCCTCATGCCTACCAGCTCCTTCCTGCTGGCCGCGCGGCCAGCGATGCCAGACCGAACAGCGCATCCGCCTGGTCGCGGCCGAGGTGCATGAGCACCTTCTTGCCGTTGACCGCGACTGCGATCACGCCCGAGCCCTTCGACGGCTGCTCGAAGCCGACGAGCGCGAAGTTGCGCTCGCTGAGTGCGACCTCAGCCGCGATCCTCGCCCGCTCGATGCGGCTCAACGAGGACGGACTGGGGGCGCGGTTGCCGATGAATGTCCGCATGGGACAGACCTCCACTGACGGCAGACGAATGAGCGTGAGCATGGGTCTGCCGTAGCCCATGATCCCGCCTGATGCCCCATCACGGGGCGCGACGATTGCCAATCCCACACGACGCTGCACGCATGAGGCGTGGGTAGCCCTCACGCGCTGGTGATGCGGTCAGCGTGGTCCGCCGACCGCGAGTGCCAGGAGCACGACGAGCGCCACGACCGCGAGCCAGCCGAGCGCGTGCTTCGAGCGCTCGCTCCACCAGATCACCAATGGTCCGACGTGCGAGTGCTCACGGTAGGCGGCGCACCATTCCTCGCCGCGCTTGCCGTGCTTCGAGCGCCGGATCACCGATCCCTGCCCGTGCCATAGATCGGCACGCCCGACCGCATGGTTGGGTGGATCGTCAGCGAGCGGCTGAGGCGCGTGTGGTTGGGGAACCCGAAGCCTTCGGGATCGAGGTCGGCGGGCACGGTTGGGGCGATGCGCGCCTCGACCACCCGGCCGTGAAACGCGGCCGGATCGGCGCCGAACACGGCCGCCTCGCGCAGGTCGACATCGACCGTCTCACGCGAGCCGTCTTCGTAGGTGACGAGCAACTTGGTCATGGGGTGACTGTGACCTCCACGGTCTAGGTGACTGTGCGAGCAGACAGCAGCGCCCGCGCCTGGCGGAGCAGATAGCCGCGAGGACTCATCCTTGCGACCCGCACGCGGACCGCACCGCGTACGATCAGGGGTGGAGCGTGGGCTCGTCCGCCTTGCGGAGGACGAATGACACGCAGTAGCCGCCCTCATCGCTCCACTGGGCATACGAGCGATGCTCGACGACCGTGTGGGGCGCGGCGAGGGCGCAGAGGGCCGCATACCCCTCGTTGGTGGACGCTGCCACGGGGAGCCAAGCGCGCCCAACGAGGCAACCCATCCACACGAGGGAGGGCGAGGGGCCTTCGATGAAGCGACCGACGATGGCCGCATCCTGGCTGGCCTTCACAGTGACTCACCTCCCGAGATAGGAGCATCAGCGCTGAACGGGGATCGCCCGTCACGAGCTGCACGGGCGAGCGACCGCTCGCGCCATGCGGGCATGCCAACGCGGGTGACCGTGCGGGTGTGCGGAGCGGAGTCGCCCACCACGAGCACGTAGCGAGGGACAGGTACCGCCGCACGCGCCCGACCGGCCGCACGGATACGCTCACTGAGGGACACGGGAACCTCCTGCGCGACGGTCGCGCGGACATGGCAAAGCGCCTGCCCAGTGGGCACAGTGGCCCACCAGACAGGCGCATGGACGCGAGGGTACTAGCGCGCGGCGCGCATGGCGGCGAGGCCGCGCTTGCACGTCGAGTGCTGCTTGCTGCCCACGCCCTTGGGCGCGAAGAAGCCGCACTTGGCGACCCCGTACGCGCACGGGACACGGCTGGCAATGACCGCCGAGTAGAACGAGTTCTTCCCCTTCGGGGAAGCCTTCTTGGCGGTAGGCGGCTTCGCCGCCTTCACGGGCGCGGATGCCTGGGCGGGCGCGGACTCGGCCACGCTCGCGAGGATCTCCTCGCGGGAGAATCCGAGATCAGCCAGGCGCAGAATCTCCTCGATGCTGGGGATGGACACGGGTAGACCTCCAGTCAGGCGCAGGCGCGCCCCGCGTGTGCGGGGTAGGCGCAACCTCGCCTATATCCATCATGCACCCTGCCCCGGGGTGTCCCTTTCCCGGTGAGCACGTATGGAGCTCGAGCGTCATCGCGCAAATCTGCCGACACACTCGGCAACGCTCGCGTCAGGGTGGCGAATCTGTCGACACTCTCGCCCCGATGTGCTGACACATCGCGTGAAATGTGCTGACACTGTCGACACATTCCGCTAGGATGTGCTGACACACCGGCCAGGATGACCGGCGAGTGTCGACACAACGAGGCCGAATGTGGCGCGACTCCGATTGGACCTCACGACCACGCTGCGTGGCTGGACCTTCGCGCGCAACGGGCACTGGCGCGGCAAGACCTGCCACGACCGCGCGTTCTGGGATCGGCACTGGCACCTGGGCGCCTGGGTGCTGTGGGCGCCGTCTCACGAGGAGGGTGGCCGGGACCGATGAAAATCAGCGTCCGCAACTTCACCCGCGAGCCGAGCACCTACATCGACCGCGTGGCGCAGGGCGAGAGCTTCGAGCTGACCCGCTACGGGAAGCCGGTCGCCATCATCAGCTCCACCAGCGAGACGGCGGTCAGCGCGACCATCAGCACCCAGGTCGAGCACACCTCAACGGCCCCCACTCACCGACCGGCGCCCGAGCCGCTCGAGGTGAAAGGTGGATCATGGGCCGACCGCAACCCCAAGGCGGCGGCCACCGATGCGATCCTGGGCGCGTCCCGGGCTCGGAAGCGATAGACGTGGAGGCATCATGCCCAAGTGTTATGACGGCCGACGCCACCGCTGGGTGACCCGGCTGCGCTGGCCCAGGCAGGTCGAAGAGCTGTGGTGCCGCCGCTGCGGCGAGTGGAAGCTCGACGTCCTGGCGGGATCCCCGCGCCGCGGGGCCGACGAGGAGCTCCTGATGGTGGTGGACATCTGATGTACGAATACGCTGCAACGATCCTGCGCGTGGTCGATGGGGACACGGTGGAGGCTGAGGTCGATCTCGGCTTCGACGTCCGCCACCGCATGAAGCTGCGCCTGTTCGGGATCAACGCCCCGGAGATGAAGACGCCCGAGGGGCTGCCCGCCAAGCAGCACCTCATCGCGCTCCTGCACCCGGGGGCTCCCGCCGAGGCGCTGGCCTTCCTCGCGACCCAGTCGGTCGAGGTCACGATTCGCACCCAGAAGGATCGCCAGGAGAAGTACGGTCGCTACCTGGCCGACATCTTCGTCGGGCTCAACACGCCGGGCCAGATCTGGGTCAACCGGCGCATGGTGGACGACGGCTTCGCGGTCGTGTACGAGCCATGACCCCGCCCACTCCGGCGACGGCGGCGAGCCGTCACGTTTTATCGAGGATGCACCCGCTGACTGCTCGTGGCATGAAGTGGGTCGGCATCGAGTTTCAGACCGAGCAGGACTGGAAGGAGGCGCTGGTCGCCATCGAAGCCGAGGCGCGGGCCGAGGCGGAGGGGCTGCTGCGGACGCTGGTGGAGGCACAGAACCCCGGCTCGACTTACTACCGCGATGAGTGGCAGGAGGCCACAACAGCAGCCGAAACATTCTTGAAGGAGAAGGCATGACCCGCCGCAGTCCGTTTTACGCCTCCACCGATCAGCCCGTGAAGCGCGTGAAGTTCATCCCGGTCAAGGATGGCGATTTGGTGGAGCTGGGAGCCACCAGCATCCCCGGCGCCACAGTCGGCTCCTCCGGGTATGCCGAGCAGATGGCAAAGCGATACCCGCACACCTTCATCGGCTTCAAGCCGTCAACCGGCCCGAAGGCCGCCGGATGGATCGTGGTGCTGGTGGATGAGGCCCACGTTTCCAGCCAGCCGGTGAAGAAGCTGCAGCGTCCACGACGCCGATTGAAGGCAGTCGGATGAGCCTCGCCGCCCACGCCACGCCAGCAGAGGAGACGTGATGCTGCCAGAGGAACGGGAGCGGGCGGACTTTATCGCAGAGGCGTCACGGCGTTCTATGCACCGCCTGATGGCAACGGCGCGATCCGGGCGACAGCCGATGGATCATGGCGAGGCGTTCGAGATTGTCGTGAAGGGTCAGCATGGTGAGGCGTCCGTGTCCATGCAGTTGTCAGATACCGAGGCCGTGCTGTGCGGCACTGATCCCTGCTCGTGGTCGCGGGAGCCGCAGCCATGACCCCGCCGCCCGACGCGCTGGCGGCGACATCGGAGCGATCTCGCTCTGAAATCGCGCTGGCGGAGGCGCTGGAAGTGCTTGCCGCGATTGAGCATGAGCAGTGGGAGAAGTGGTCCCGCGAGGTTGCCGAGCAAGGGTTGACGCCTGAGCGGATCGAGCGATGGCATCGCTACTGGGTGCCCTACGCCGATCTCGATGACGCGACGCAGGAGCATGACCGCAAGTGGGCGCGTCGCTCGCTCGCCGCCCTCTCCGCCGCAGGCTGGGCGGTGGTGCGGACGGAGCCGGTTCGGGTCGCTGTTCACGAAGCCGAGCACCGGCCCGCGGACCATGAGCCCGTACTGCACCTATGGGCGCATGGGCAGTCGTGGGACCTGCGGACCTCCTTGGAGGTCATCGGCCCGGTGTGGAGCGAGGTCACCGCGGAGGAGATGTGGGCCAACTATCGCGGCAAGTGGGTCGCCATCGACAACGACGAGATCATCGCCAGCGGTGACACTGCCACGGAAGCCTATGAGGGCGCACAGGCCGCTGGTGTAGAGGTCCCGCTGCTCCATCGCGTTCCCGAGAACGGAACCCTGCACTTCTACGGCATGCGGGTGCTCGCCCGCCTCCCCGCCGCCCACGCCGCGCCAGCAGAGGAGGAAGGGTGATGTGGCGCTACTACCCGCTGACTGTCGGAGCGATTGTGCTGATCCTGCTCACTCAGGGCTGGGGCTGGGCAGTTGTCCTACCCGGCCTGTGGATGCTAGAGCGGTGGGGGCTATGGCACGACGAGATGAAGTGACCCCGCCGCCCGACCCGCTGGCGGCGCTGGCGGAGGCGCTGGAACGGATGCGCCGATTGGTGTCCTCGTCCTATGACGGCGGCGTGAACGGCACTTGCTATGAGTGCCCGTATGCCTCTCCGCCGCTTGAGAAGGACGGCAGCGTTGCCGACTGGCGGGACATATCGAACGACCCGACCGAAGCGTACTTCCGCTGCTCGCTGCCGGGGCGCGACAACGCTGCGGTGGTGTGGGGTGAGTACGCGCCCTGCACTGAAGCGGAGTGGTTCGAGGCGCACCGGAGCGCCGCCCTCGCCGCCGCAGGCTGGGCGGTGGTGCGCAAGGGCAACTTCGAGGTCAAGGTCGCGGGGCATAGCGTCACGGATGCGATTTGGCCGCACAAGGCCGCGCAGGCGGGGGAGGGGCTGCCTGTGTCTGGTACTCGCGTCCTAGACGATGACGGCAACGAGGTCCGCTTTACGAGGGAGCCACAAGCGCGATGGCCCGCGCAGGCGGGGGAGGGGCTGCGAGAGGCGGTACAAGCCCTCTTTGACGAGGAAGATGCCGCTGACTATTCGGCCATTCGCTGGAACGTAGCATTCGATGCGCTCCGCGCTGCCCTTGCCCGCCTCCCCGCCGCCCCTGCCGCGCTGGAGGACCACGAGCACGACTGGCAGACCTTCACCGGGCCACATATTCAGGGCAGCGCGACCATCTGCTCGATCTGCGGCCTAATCGCCACGCCAGCAGAGGAGGAGGCAGGGTGAATCTCTTGCAACGTCGCCTCGTCGTTGGCATCGTCGGTCTGGCGTGGATCACCGCTGCGTGTCTCGGTTGGGTGACCACATGGGTCAATCGGAGCGACACCTATTTATTCGGTGGACTGCTCGTGCTATTCGCCGTATTCATCTGGAGGCCCCAGCCATGACCCCGTGTTGACGCCCGACGAGATCGTCGCGGACATCGAGTCCATGAAGCCTCGCAAGGGCAAGGTCACGATCTACCAGTCGTGGCCGCGCATGATCCTAGAGCGCGAACGGGAGGCTGTCGCCCTCGCCGCCGCAGGCTGGGCGGTGATGCCCGCCGCAGCGGAAGGGGGGCTGCGAGAGGCGCTGGAAGAAGCGATGGACTTGGGCATCTATCCGAAGAACGGTGGACCCAAAGGTGGCCCGCGCACGCGCTATCAGGACGGCTGGAACGCGGCCTGCATCCAGATTGCCGAGGCGTTTGAGAAGGCGTGGGAGGATGCCCTTGCCCGCCTCCCCGCCTCCCCTGCCGCGGGGGAGGATGGGACGTGACGGAGCGACTGATTCCTGAGCTGCCAGCGCCGTGGGTCTTCGATGGCTATCGTCGCATGTGGGATGGCGGCAGACCGAACGAGCTCTGGCAGGCGCGCGCGGTGAACCCGCTCTCCGCCGAGGAAGATGATCGCGGTCTGAGAGTCGACTACATGAGCGGCCTGGGGGCAACGCTCGAAGAAGCTCGCGATGCGCTGCTCGATGCGATGAAAGGACCGAGTGCGGACCAATGAGAGGGCTGACCTTCGAGTGGTGGGACGAATCTGGATCCAGCGGATCGATCACCGTCCCGCAGCCGAGCCGATGGTATCTTCGCTGGCCGCTGCGACTCGCGGCTTTCATCTGGAGCATGGTCGCTGACATCGAGACCCGGGAGCGTGAATGCGACATTTGCGGGGTCAAGGGCGGTCACACCCCCTATTGCGTACGACAGGCTCACCGATGAGGGAGAGCCTGCTGTGGGTGACCGCCAAGCTCGTGACCATCTTCATCGGGCTCGTGTTCGGCATGCTGCTCCTGGTCGCGATCATGGTGACGATCGCCAGCCGAGTGACCGCCTACGATGGTTGCAAGCCCTATCCTGTCGGCCCATACAGCCCAACTGGGATCGTCGGCTGCCAGGTCTACGGCGAGGGCATCGCGAGCTGGTATCACGGCACAGGGGTTGCTCGCAACGACTGCGTCTATCCCTGGATCGCCTGCCAGCCGATCCGCATCACTAGCCTCGATACGGGCCGCAGCGTCGTCGTCACGCCGACGATGTTCTGCGATTGCTACACCGGGACGCCAGACGAGCGTCTGGTCGACCTCGATCCAGAGACCGTGCAACGTCTCGGCCTCAACCCTAGTCGAGGACTGTTTCCGGTGAGGGTGGAGCCGTGGGTGGTGGGATCGGAGCCGCCCACGACTCTGCCCGATACAGCGATGGCGCGGTGACAGAGCCACAGCCGGTGAACATCACCTGCCAGGATCCCCGCTGCGATGCTTACGCAGACATGAAGATCCGCGAGTACAACGCGGAGACGGGTGAGACGTACCGCTGGTGGTATCTATGCGTCGTGCATGTTCAGGAGGAGTTTGAGCCATGGCTGGGCGCGAAGAAGAAGAGCTAGGGCTCCACGTGCTTGGCCCGGAGGACACCGAGCTGCTGAGGCGACGGCTGGACGCCGCGATACAGTCAGTCCGGGCTGATGCGGGCGGGACGGTGCAGCGAAGCGGCTGGCCTGATGCCTGGGCATGGATCATGCTGGTCGCGCTGGTTGCCTCCGGGGCGAGCTTGGCGTTCGCCTTGTTCGATCAGACACCAGGAATGGGAGCTGGAACGCCCTTGGCGCTAATCTCGCTGGTCCTAGCCATCATTGCGGTGGGTCTGAAGTCGCTGAAACGCTGAGAAATGGCCTGAAACGGCCGAAAACGGGGGCAGAACCAGCCAGAATGTCGGAATAAACAAGAAAGGACAAGAAATGGCCCTCCTGACGCCTCCGGGCATCATTACTCAGCGTTTCGGCATCGCAGTCCCCGCTGTGGCTCTGCGCGAGCCCGCCATGTGGTACGAAGGCACCAAGCGGGCCTACTGGCTGAGGTTTCCTGGTTCGGCGTACAGCGCCCACTACCACGGTGGGGTCGACTACTCGGCGCCGCTCGGCACTCCGCTACCTGCCCTGGAGGCGGCGACCGTTATCGAGGCGGGGTACGCCAACAGCATCAGCGGCTACCACGTCGTCTGCGAGATTCGCCCGGGCGTGCGCTTTGGATTCAACCACGGCCAGAAGGTTCTGGTCCGGCCCGGCCAGAAGGTGGGGCGCGGGCAGACCGTGATGACGATGGGCCAGTCGGGCTCGGCCACGGGGCCAAACACCCACGCCTACCTCTCCATCAAGGAGAAGCTGAGCGACGGCGTGACCCGCACCATGATCTACAACCTCGCCCTGTTCCTGGCTGGAGGATCCATGGCAAATGACCCGCGGATCAAGCCGATCGTCGGCGGCATCACCCCGACTCCGCCACCGACAGCCAAGCACGTCGTGCTGAACGGGGGAGGCATCAACATCCGGACCAGCGCGGATCTCGACGTGGGGACGACCAACATCTATGCCACCAGCCGAGATGCGGATGGAACGATCAACGACGGCATCTACGCGCGCTCGAACGGCGGGCGGCTGGGAGCCCTGACGTACCAGTTCCTCTATCTCCGTGACGTTGTCACCGACGATGGGGCCTGGGTTCAGGTCATGGGCTTCAGCAAGACTCTCTACATCTTCAAGTCGCTGGTCCACTTCGTATGATCGGCCAGCTCGAGGCGGCGGACCACAAGACGCTGGGGCCGGTCCTGATCGCCAGCTTCTTCCCAGATCCGACCAACAGGCAGGTGTTGGCGGTCGTCTACACGTCGAAGGGCCTGGTCAAATCAGTGCCGATCAGCGAGCTCTCGGTGCTGTGGCACTACGACTCAGGCAAGGCGGACTGGGCCTCGGACTTCCCGGCCAAGCCGGAGGCGAACGAGGAAGAGATCTAGCGGTCGGGTTGGCGCGGGTGGTACTCTCCGCGCTGGTGAAGCGCGCGGAGCCCCGTATGGCGGGGAGGCATCTTCTGACTCCAAGATGCCTCCCCGTCTCCATGTGAGGACCTATGACCGACTACACGCCGTCAGTCGAGCGCGAGTTCGACGCGGGCCATGACCGCATCGAACTATTCGATTCCTGCCGTCACGACGGCCACGGCCACCACTGGCGGATCCGGGTCAGCGTCCAGGGCATCTTCGACCCGCGCTCCGGACGCTCATACCGAGTGGCAGAGCTCGACCGCGACCTCGACACCCTGGTCCTGGAGATCGAGGGCAAGAATCTCACCAAGATGCTCCCCGGGGGGATCCCCACGCCCGAGGGAGTAGGGTTGTGGGTGATCGAGCGACTCGTGGTGGATCACCCCAAGATCACTGAGGTGGTGGTGTGGCTGGACCAGCGGCACAGGTTCTCGCTGAAGCGGGAGCCTCGCTAAAGCCCGAGATCTTCGGCAGGGCGCTCGTTGTCAGCATCGACAAGCTGCGCCCGAACTCCTGGAACCCCAATGTCCAGGATGAGATCACCTTCCGGCGTGAGCTGGCCTCGATCCGGCGCTTCGGGTTCGTCGACCCGATCATCTGCCGTCTCGATGGTGCTCTGTACGAGATCATTGACGGCGAGCATCGCTGGAAGGCCGCCAAGGAGCTCGGCTTCACCGAGGTCCCGATCTACGACATCAGTCCCATCGGTCTCCACGAGGCCAAGCAGCTCACCGTGGTCCTCAACGAGCTGCGCGGCAAGCCACAGGAGAAGAAGCTCGGCGAGCTTCTGCGGGACCTGCTGGCCTCGTCCACGCTGGACGAGCTGACCGAGGTCATGCCCTACTCGAAAGACGAGTTCGCGCAGATCGCCCAGCTCCCAGGATTCGACTGGGAGGCTGCCCGCGAGAAGATGGAGAAGCAGAACGGCCAGCGTTGGGTGGAGCGCATCTTCCGACTCCCAGCCGACGCGGCGCAGGTTCTCGATGAGGCGCTCGCCAAGGCCAAGACCGATCCGCGCATGAACGACGCCGCTGCCCTTGAGGCGATCGCCGCGAGGTTCCTGGCCTGATGGCCGCGGCGAAGCTCGACTGGGCGTCCCTAGAGCGTGAGTACGTCACAACCCAGATCACCGGACGCGAGATGGCGAAGCGCGAGCACGTCAGCAACTCGACCATCAGCACCCACGCCAAGCGCGAAGGCTGGGAAGAGAAGCGGCAGGCGTATCTTGTCGACGTCGACAAGCGCTACCTGAAGATTTCGGCCGAATCACGGGCGCGCCAACTCTCGCGCCTGGCCGACCAGAGTGTCACCGTCCTGGAGATGGCATTGACCCGGCTGGCGATCCAGCTTGCGGGCGATGAGCAGACTGGCGTCGCCCCGATGGAAGTCCCCATCAAGGAGGGCCTCGAGGTCATCCGCCAGATCCAGACCTTGCGCGGGCTGCCGAGCAACATCACCGAGGAGCGACAGGTAGTTGGACATCTCGCAGATCCCCGATTCCTTGAAGCCATTGGAGAGCTTGCTCGGGCAAACCTCAGACCCGAGCCAGTTGACGTCACACCTCCGCGAGCTCTCCCCGACCCAGTGGAGAGATCTGCTTGACCTGAGCCGCCGCGCGAATGCCAAGAACAGCACGCGTGACTTCATCGAGTACGTCTGGGCGGAGCATCTCCGCGAAAACAACGGCGGCTTCCTGCCAGAGCACCTGCTCGAGGCGATCGGCTTTATCGAGGAACTCATCGCCGCGGGGGACAGCGGCGAAGTCCTCATGCCGCGCGGGGCCAGCAAGACGACCGGCATCACCCAGGGCTGGCTGAGCAAGAAGATCGCCGACAACCCCAACATCCGGGTCGGCCTGTTCAGCAACACCGACCGCCAGGCGTGGGCCTTCTCGGGAGCGATACGATCGTGCCTCGAGTCGAATGATCGATTCATCGAGCTGTACGGCGACTGCGTCAGCCGCAAGAAGTGGACGGATGCCGAGTGGCTGCACAAGGACTCGATCCACCAGCGATCGAAGGATCGGACCGTCTACGCCGGAGGCGTGGGCACTCCGATCGTGTCGAAGCGGTTCGACATCATCCTGCTCGACGACATCCTCGACAAGGAGAACACCAGCAGCCCGGAGCAGATGCAGAAGGTCAAGGACTGGTTCAACTTGGTCCTACGACCGTGTCTGGTGCCTGGTGGAGTCATCATCTACATCGGCACCCGCTGGGCCGAGGGCGACCTCGCCGAGGAGCTCATCAAGCCGGTCGAGGAGGGCGGGCGCGGCTGGAAGAACTTCGTCATTCCGGCCTGGAAGGAAGTCGACGGCGAACTGGTGAGCTATTGGCCCGACCGCTGGCCGATCTCGGTGCTCCAGCATGAGCTCGAGGAGATGGGCTCCGCCTTCTTCGGGGTTGCCTACCTCAACGACGTAAGCGGGCTGACCAAGGGCAACGTCTTTCCTCGGATGCCGATGCCGGACGCCTACTACTTCACCACCCTGCCCGACGGCGAATACACCTTCCGGATGGGGATCGACCTCGCCAGCAGCGAGCGAGAGAGCGCCGACTACACCGCCCGGGTCGTGACCGCGGTCGACCAGGAGGGCGGCTTCTGGGTGCTACATGCGTACCGAGATCGACGCGAGGACAAGCACGCGGAGTTCATCGTCGACGGCTTCATGGCGTATTCTCAGGTCGCACTGGTCATCGTGGAGAACAACCAGTTCCAGTCCACCCTGGTCAAGGAAGTGATGCGGGACTACCCCGCCATCCCGATCGAAGGCCGGAAGACCGACACCGACAAGGTCACGCGCGCCAGGGCTGTCGCGGCCAAGTACGAATCGCACAAGGTCCATCACCACATCTCGCTGAAGGGCTCGGATCTCGAGATCGAGCTGCGACGCTTCCGCGGGGATGGTAAGGGCCATGACGACCTCGTCGACGCTCTCGGATTCAGCATGGATCTGACGGGCGGCGGCTTCTTCTTTGGCAAGCTCGGCGGGCGCGGCTCGCAGTTGGTTCGGAGGTAGGCCGGTGGACGATATGGTCGAAGTCGAGTTCCGCGATGGGAAGCGTCTGGTGCCGGAGTACCTGGCGAGCGCCATGGACGGTCTCGAGACGTACCGCATGACCTACCGCGAGGCGATCCTGGAGGGAAATCGCCAGATGCAGCGCAACGCGTTCACCCGCCAGCTCGACAAGCACATCATCGGGCACTTCCGAGGTCAGCGCTGATGGGAGCCCTGACAGACCTGGTGAAGGGCTTGCGGGCGTCACCGAAGAAGACCCCCACCGCTGGATATTCCATGGCCTCCTCGGATGGCAAGCAGGTCGGCAAGCCCGGCGTGCCCCTCTTCCGCCAGTGGTCGAAAGAATCGACCTGGGTGCGAGCCGCGATCGACATCCGCAAGGGCCAGGTTTCCGCGGCCGACTGGGACATCGTCCCATTCGATCCGGCACGGCCATCCTCGAAGCGTCTCCAGCAGCGGATCCGCGACCTATTCGACACGCCCAACCCACGCGACGAGTCGTTCCAGACCGCGATCGAGATGGTGGTCGAAGACATCCTGGTCCTGGACGCGGGGGCAATCGAGAAGGTTCGCGACCTCCGACGCGAGATCCGGGAGCTGTGGCCGGTCGACGGCGGCGAGATCAAGGTCAGCAAGATCTGGGACGGCGATCCAGAGGAGGATCGCTATTTCTGGTGGCCCTACCCGGGGACCAAGCAGGTGGAGTCCTACACCAACGACGAGCTGATCTACATGATGCAGCGCGCCTCGACTGCTCGGGTGGTTGGCCTGTCGAATCTCGAGGTGCTCAAGCTCGTCATCGATGCCGAGCTGCTCGGCCACGACTACAACGCGCGCCAGGTCTCGACCGCAGGCGGCGAGGGCATCTTCGATCTCGGCGAGAACGCTCGGCCCGAGCAGGTCGAGAAGTTCAGCCGCTACTGGCTGGCGGAGATCGCTGGCAAGGGCGCGACCGCCTTCTGGGGCGGCACGCGTGGTGCGAAGTGGATCCCGTTCCGCGGCAACAACCGCGACATGCAGTTCCTCGAGTGGCAGGAGTACCTGGTCAAGAAGGTCGCTGCGGTGTTCGAGATGCACCCGCAGGATCTCGGACTCACTGCCGAGGTCAACAAGGCGACGGCCGAAGTCCTCGACCAGCAGACTGATGAGCGAGGCGCCAAGCGCCTGCTGAAGCTGGTCCAGAACCACCTCACCAGGGAGGTCGTGTGGGATGAGAGCTTCGGAGGCAAGGCGAACAACCTGGCATTCCGCTTCACCAAGCTCAACATGCGCGAGTCCCTGGCGGGAGCCAAGATCGAGCAGATCGAGCTCGGGCAGGTTGCCAGCGAGAGCGTCAACGCCATTCGCAAGCGGAAGGGCCTGGAGCCATTCACGGAGGACCACTTCAACTATCCGATGGCACAGACCGCGGTGGGCTTCGTCTCTCTGAAGGATGTTCCTACCGCCC